CCCCGCCGCAAATCGTGCTGCCCATTCCCAATGGTTACAACACCGGCGGTACCTATCCGTTCTATGTAGAGGTGAGCGTATGAGCGTGTATTTCGATATCCGCAATGACGCGGTGGCGGTGATCGAGACCGATACGCCCGAGGCGGGCTGGATCAAGCTGACTACCAAGCAGTCACGCTTGGCGGCGCGCTACCGGGTCGAAGCGGGCAAGGTGGTGGATGCCTATCCCGGCAAGACGGACGAGGAGGTGCTCGCGGCCATCGAGGAAGCCCAGGCGGGACTTGCCGTCACGCCGGTGGAACCGATCCGCGTGATCACCAAGCTCGCCTTCATGAATCGATTCACGATGGAGGAGCTGGCCGCGATCTACACCGCCGCCAAGACCGAGATCCTGGTTGAGGTGTTTCTCGACAAGTTGAAGATCGCTGAAGAGGTGAATCTGGCGGATGCCCAGACCATCGGTGGCCTGCAGGCGCTCGCCGCCAGTGGTCTCTTGACCGAGGCCCGGGTGCAGGAGATTTTGCAGTGATGGCGGCTATCCAACACCGCCTGTCGATGCTCGCGGTCTGGGCCTTGTGCCAGATCGCCGCCGTGGTCGCCTCCCTCTGGATGCTCGTCGCCGCCCTGGCTGGCAGCCGACGGGCCTGGGCTCTGGCGGTCGCCCACGACCAACTGGCCAACGCGGCTTTCGGCGGGCACGAGGACGAGACGCTCTCCAGTCGTGCTGGCAAAGCCGCGCGCGAAGGCAAGCGCTGGGCCTGTGTGCTGTGTCGGCTCTTGGACCGGCTCGACCCGAACCACTGCGAGAAGTCCATCGAGCTCGATGAGGGCAAACCCATCGCCTGATCCCGTCGAGCAGCCAATCCCCTTATTCCCCCGATCCGCCGCTGGCGGATTTTTTATTTACCTGCGGTGAAACTGCGGCTCGCCGCAGCGAGCCTTGTTTTCTGGAGCCCACCCATGGCAGATCACTTTCTTCACGGGGTCGAGGTCGTTGAAATCGACAACGGCCCGCGTCCCATTCGTACCGTCCGATCCTCCGTGATCGGCCTCGTCGGCACCGCACCGGGTGCCGATGAGCACAGCTTTCCCTTGAACACGCCGGTGCTGATTGCCGGCTCTCGCCTGGAAGCGGCCAAGCTCGGCAGCACCGGCACCTTGCCGATGGCCATCGACGGCATCTTTGATCAGGCAGGCGCCTTGGTGGTGGTGATCCGTGTCGCCGAAGGTGCGACGGAGGCCGAAACGCAAACCAACGTGCTCGGCGGTGTCGATGAGGCCACGGGTCAGTATCTGGGCCTACAGGCACTGCTGGCAGCGCAGTCGGTGGCCAAGGTGACGCCGCGCATTCTGATCGCCCCAGGCTTTACCCACCAGCGACCAATTGATCCCGATGACGACACTCGCCAGTTGGCGAACCCGGTCGTGGCGGAACTCCTGGGTATTGCCGAGCGCCTGCGCGCGGTGATCATCGCCGACGGCCCGAATACCACCGATGCCGCTGCCATCGACTTCCGCGAGGACTGGGGCTCACCGCGCATCTACGTGGTCGATCCGCACGTCAAGGTCATGAAGAGCGGCGCCGTGGTCACCGAGCCGGTCTCCGCCCGCGTCGCCGGTCTGATCGCCAAGATCGACAACGACCGGGGTTTCTGGTGGTCGCCCTCGAACAATGTCATCAACGGCATCGTCGGCAGCCACCGTCCGGTGGACTTCGCACTCGGCGACCCGAACGCCCGGGCCAACCTGCTCAACGAGAACGAGGTGGCCACCATCATTCAGGAGGATGGCTATCGCCTGTGGGGCAACCGCACCTGTTCCTCGGACCCCAAGTGGGCCTTCCTGAGTGTGCGGCGCACCGCCGACATGATCAACGAGTCGCTGCTGCGCGCCCACCTCTGGGCGGTGGATCGCAACATCACCAAGACCTATGTCGAGGAAGTGACCGAGGGCGTGAATGCCTATCTGCGTCAACTCAAAGCCCAGGGCGCGATCCTCGGTGGCAAGTGCTGGGCGGACCCGGATTTGAACTCGCCGACTTCGATTGCGGACGGGAAGATTTACTTCAACTTCGACTTCACCCCGCCGTATCCGGCCGAGCACATCATCTTCCGCTCGCACCTGGTCGATGACTATCTTGAGGAGATTATGTAATGGCCATCGAACTGCCGCGTGTTCTCAAGAACATGAACCTTTTTGTCGACGGCCGGGGTTACGCCGGGCGTATCGACGAGATTCAACTGCCCAAACTCACCCTGAAGACCGAGGAGCACCGCGCCGGCGGCATGGATCTGCCGGTGGAGATCGACCTCGGTATGGAAAAGCTCGAAGCCGAGCTGACGATTGCCGATCACGACCCGGAAGTCTTCAAACTCTTCGGGTTGCTGGACAACGCCGCAACGCAAATCACTATCCGGGGCGCCATCCAGGCGCAGGGGATGGAGGCGAAACCCGTCATCGTCAATCTGCGTGGTGGCTGGAAGGAGCTCGATGCCGGCACCTGGAAGCCCGGCGACAAAAGCACCCTCAAGGTCTCGGTGGCAGCGAGCTACTACAAGCTGACCATCGATGACGAGGAGTTGATCGAGATCGATGCCATCAACCTGGTACGCAAAGTCGGCGGCACCGATCAGATGGAAGCCATTCGTGCGGCGATTGGTTTGTGAGGGAGGTGGTCGTAGCGTGGGATGTGAGCCAGAACATCGCTCAAACGCTCACGCACCACTTCCGTGTCGTAATGGGCCTGCAGTGCGAGCCAGCCTTCGGCATCGACGCCAAAGAAGGCGGCCAGCCGCGCGGCGGTATCGGCGGTAATCGCCCGATGTCCCTGCACGATCTCGTTGATGCGCCGACGCGGCACATCAATCGCCTTGGCCAGGGCGTACTGGCTGATGCCCAAGGGCTCGAGCCAGTCCTTGAGCAGGATTTCACCCGGATGGATGAGGGGTACTTCGCGTGTCATGGTGTGTCCTCCATCAGTGGTAATCCACGATCTCAACCTGCCAGGCATGGCCCGCATCCCAAACGAAGCACACCCGCCATTGGTCGTTGATGCGGATGCTGTGCTGTCCCGCCCGGTCTCCCGAGAGGGCCTCCAGCCGGTTGCCTGGTGGCACCCGCAGGAAGTCGAGATTCGGTGCCGCGTGCAACTGCTGCAGCTTACGCATCGCCGTCGCTTCAAATGCCACGAAACGGGGAATGCGCTTTCCTGCGAAGAACACTTCCGTATCGCGGCAAGTAAACGACTTGATCATGGGTTGATAGTAACGACAAAGGTTACGCTAGTCAAATCATCACCAAACAAGCATCACCAAACAAGCATCACCAAACAAGGAGACTCCAATGTCCGAACGCATCAAACTGAATTTCCCCATCGAGCACGATGGCGTGCCGATTGCCGACATTGCCCTGCGCCGTCCCACGGTGGGCGACCACCTGGCGGCGCAGAAGTCGGCAGGCACCGACGCCGAGCGCGAGATCCGGCTGATTGCCAACCTGGCCGAGCTGCCGCCGGCTGCGATCCACCAGCTCGATATGAAGGACTACGCGCAACTGCAGAAGGTGTTGGGCGGTTTTTTGTCGTAGCACCGGGCGAGCTCACGGCGCTGGTCGTTGAGCTGGCTCTCTATACCCACTGGCCTCGATCCGAACTGCTCGCCCTGGAGGTGAGTGAGTTGGTCGAGGCCTTGTCATTGGCGCGGCGCTTGTCGGCTGTGCCATCCTCCTGAGGTTTTGCCATGGCCACAGCGCATCCCGTTCAGATCAGCATCGGTGCCACGCTGGCGGCCTCGCTCGGGTCAGCCGTGCGCGGAGCCCAGGCCCAGCTGAGCCAGCTGGGTTCGACCATGGCCGAACTGGGCAACAAGCAGTCGGGCATCCGTCAGCTCGAAACCCTGCGCACCCAAGCTCGGGATGCGGCACTGGCCATGCGCGCTGCTCGGCAGAAAGTCTCTGGGCTGGAAGCCAACATCGCCGGGCAGGATGGCGGCGCCACCGCCAAGCAGGCCCGCGAACTCGAGCGTGCTCGCGCCGCCGCTACCCGTGCCGAAGAGGCCTACCGACGCCAGCGGGCAGCCGTGGATGAACTTTCGGGATCGCTGCAGCGTGCGGGCGTCAACACCCGCGCCATGGGCACCGAGTCCGCACGCCTGGGCAGCCAGTTGGAGACCCTGCGCACCCGAACCGAAGCCCTGACCCGTGCCCAGCAGGCCCAGGCCCGCAATCTGGAAAACCGCAGTGCCTACCGTGCCCAGATGATGGATGCGGTGGCCTTGGGTGGTGCGCTCTATGGCCTAGTGCAGCCGGCGGTCCAGTTCGAGTCGGTCATGGCCGACGTCAAGAAGGTCGTGAACTTCGACACCCCGGAGCAGTTCGGGCAGATGTCCAAAGATGTGCTCTTGATGTCGACGCGCATCCCGATGGCGGCAGACGGTATCGGTGCGATTGTGGCCGCCGCCGGTCAGGCCGGTATCGCCCGGGAAGAACTGCTGCGCTTTGCAGAGGATGCCGCCAAGATGGGCGTGGCCTTCGACCTCTCCGGGGATCAGGCCGGTGCCGCGATGACGGGTCTGCGCTCGATCTTCGGGCTGACGCAGGACGAGGTGGTGAAGCTCGGCGATGCGATCAATCACCTGTCAAACAACATGGATGCCAAGGCGTCCGACCTGCTCAACATCGCCAACCGGGCGGGCTCGACGGCGAAGCTGTTTGGCCTCTCCGGCGCCCAGTTGAATGCCTTGGGCGCTTCCTTTCTGGCCTTGAAGACCAAACCGGAGGTCGCAGCCACCGGCATCAATGCCCTCTTGATGAAGCTCGCCACCGCCGACAAGCAGGGTGCGAAGTTTCAGGAGGGACTCTTCAGCATTGGCATGAGCGCCGAGGTGTTGAAGAAGATGATCGCCGA